ACGTTTAATTACCAATGGCAGACATCCTACCACTAAGCGCAATCCTCCTGAATAACGTCCGCAAGAACAGCGGAGCCCTTACTCAGGATGTTCTCAATCAACCAAACGGGGTTCCCCAACTCGGTTCTGATGGTAAGCTCCCCAATGGTGTTCTCCCGAGCCAACTTATAACGGCGGGCGTATCGCTTGCTGCGCCGAATGTTGATTGGAGCTCCGGCGGTGTTTTTGATTATATCGTAACCTCTCCGGTTGCGATGACCTTTGAGAACGCCCTGCCGGGCATGTCTGTGACTATTGCGATCACATCAAACGGAGCTAACGCAGTCACTTGGCCCGCTAATGTCAAATGGCCCGGCGGCGTGGCTCCTCAACAGACGGCAGATGGGACCGATGTCTACACGTTTGTGAACATTGGTGGCACAATCTATGGTTCAGCCGTGACCGGTATGGCGTAAGCGATATGAATAGAATACATTGTTTCCTTACTGCGGGGCTGCTGGCTATCACGTCGGCAGCCCATGCCGTTCCATTCGCGTTTTGGAGGGAATCTACTCAACCCTCCGGTTCTCGTTACGTTATCGACCACCTTATGGTTGCAACGTTGCACGGATCCTCGCTGGCTGACATGGAGGCTTCGCTACAGGAGCGCAAGGCGGCTGGAGCCAATGTTGTCTGGGCGCACCTCGATGAATACTGGATGGATGATGGGGCAACTCAGGCCGGAGACTCCATCGCGCGAAACAACCTGATGACCCTCTATCAGGCGGCTCAAAATGTTGGCGGCATTCATATCATGCCCGGACCGGTGGGCCGGAAATACTGGGCCAGCAACCCACCCTATGGAGATCCCTACTGGGCGGCAAAATGGCAGTGGGTGCAGCTTGTCAAGGACTTCATCAACAACCCGGCACAGTTCAAAATCGACGGCAAAATGGTGCTGTCATGCTGGGCCTATGACGACCAAGGAACTGGGTGGACTGAAGCGGATGGTTCGACGCGCCCGTCGTGGTTCAATCAGTATGGGAAGCCTCAACTGGATTCCGCCGGGTATGTTCTGAATCAGGACTACATGCTTTGGGTTCATACTTTCTACCCAATCTCGGCAGATCCTGGTGTTAACAATATATCTACCCTCGTCCCCAGCACGTCATCCCTCAGTATTATCGAGGCGCGTAGACCTGAGATCTCCGGCATCATGGAGTTTGCCGTTGGGGGCTGGGGATCCGGCTCTACACCGGATGAGGCAGCCGATAGTGTGCTCAACAACCTGCTCACAGCGAATGGCTACATGCTGGATTACAAGGCTAACTCAGGGTCGCAGTGGCTCATTGGGTATGGCCTAAGTGCCCTCTACCACTCCAACGGGGCCGGTGACCATGACCTTGGTTTTGCTCGTGTGGCTCAGCTGCTCGATGCGGTGCTCAGTCGCCCCGTAGATCAGCGGCCTGATGCCTTGGTTTGGACTACAGGTAACGACTATGCTGAGCTGTCCTACGTCTACGAGGTTCCGGGGTATCAAGGGGACGGATTCACCCAATACCCCTCTGGGTTCTCCTTTGGACCGAACATCCGACGCCCCCTGTCCGACCACTCTGGTGTTACAAAGTTCGCAGCGCCGTGGCACCTTGCGTTTATAAACGGAAACCAAAGCATCTCGATCACTACAGACAGGCTGTTTTGCTGGTATCCGCCTCACCCGACCAATGTTTCGCCTAGGGGGGTTGGGGATAAGCCAACAGAACTTCCGGCGGATTACGCATGGTCAAGCAGCTACTATGTCAATAAGCCGGGGTGGATTGATTCCATCCATAACCGAGGAAACACAATCCAGCTCGCTGCTCACCTCACAGCCCCGGCCCAGCTACGCATCAACGGTCAGGTGTCTCAGGAGTTTCAACCACCAATTGCTGTATTCGAGGTGCCGCTTGATACATTCCTCGGGACTCCGTCGTTCGGTTTAATTCGGAATGGATCCGAGATTATGACAGCTAGCGGCCCGGCGCCTATTGTCAATGACATCTGGCCCGGTGCCGGTAATCCTATTATCTCTGAAGTAACACCATAATCGAACCAAATAGTCAGGCGTTTAGTTCCTGACCCCTGGGGGAGACAGTTGCCTCCCCCTTCCCTTTTGTGCGCACGCCCGTGTAGCACCTTAGACCCGCTACGGCGGACAATCTCTGGATGGCGAAGGGGTGTGTATATAGAAACCCAAAATACACACACACACAAACACTAACCAGAAAGGAGAAATTAATAACAAACAATGAATACGACCCCTACTCGTATTGGTCAGATCAACGGCTCGGGCGATGAACTTGCGCTCTTCCTGAAAGTCTTCAGCGGTGAGGTTCTCACCCAGTTTGAGACAGCTACGAAGTTCAAGCCCCTGCATCGAACCCGCACCATCACCCATGGCAAGTCGGCCCAGTTCCCGGTCGTCGGCAATGCCAACGCCAAGCGGCACGTTGCTGGTGAGGATATTCTCGATCCCAGCAAGGGCTACCTCTCGCAGATCGCGATGGCTGAGCGGACGATCCACGTGGACGATCCTCTCATTGCGGCCACCTTCGTGGCTTCCATCGATGAGATGATAAGCCACTTTGATGTCCGTGCGCCGTTCGCTACTGAGCTCGGTCGCAAGCTGGCGTATGAATATGATAAGCACGTCGCTCAGACGATTGTCCTCGCTGCCCGCGATTCGTCCGCCGTCAACGGCGGCAAGAATGGCACCGTCATCAATGCCGGTCCGTCTGTCGTCACTGACGTCGATGTGCTTGTGGCTGCTATTCAGGACGCTGGTGCTGAGCTCGATAAGAAGGACGTCCCCGATGAGGGCCGTTGGCTTGCTCTTCGTCCGGATGAATACTGGCTCCTGATCAACTCTGACAAGGCCATCAACCGCGATTTTGGCGGTGACGGCACCTTCGCCGAGGGTAAGATCTGGACGCTGGCTGGGTTCAACATCATCAAGTCGAACCACCTCCCCTCGACTGATATGTCCGGCCTGTATGATCCGGGCGCTCGCAACAACTACTACGCTGACTTCAGCAATACGGTGGCCCTTGCGTTCACCGAGGCGGCTGTCGGCACTGTTGCGCTTCAGGACATCACGACCGAGGCTGAATACAAGATTGAGAATCAGGGCCACCTGATGCTCGCTAAGTATGTCTGCGGTCACGGTATCCTGCGGCCTGAATGCGCCGTTGAGATCACCAAGGCCCCGTAAGCCTTAGTTTAACCTTTAAGCCCACAGGGGTTCATTCCTCTGTGGGCTTTTTTTTACACTTTCGCGTTAATCCCTTAGGCAACCTTTGGAGGTTGAATTTCAAATGGCAACTCAAAATATTTCTTACTTGGACGCGGTCAACAAGTGTCTCACTACGGTTGGCTTGGCTCCCGTAAATACAATCATCAATGCTCCACCAGAGGCTGCGCTTGCAAGGCAAGAGATTGATAACGAGCACCACAAGCTGCTGTCCGTCGGCTTCCGGTGGAATACTGACAGGAACGTAACGCTGAAGCGGAACACGGACGGAGAGATTCCAGTTAGCGAGGATGTTATAGAGGTGCGTATTGACCGCCGATTGCATCCCAACGTTGATCCTGTCGTTCGTGGGGACCGCCTGTATAACCTCATCGGCGGCACGTATGTTTTTGAAAAGGACCTGGATCGTGTCAGCGTTGTTCGCCACCTTGAATGGTATGAGCTACCCGAGCCAGCCAAGATGTTCATCATGTATAATGCCGTTGCCAGCTTCGCTTCATCTTTGATGCCCGACTATGTGCAATCCCGCGAGAATCAGGAGGCCATCAGGAGGGCATGGGTTGCGCTTAGGGCATCTGACATTCGGGGAGCATCGGCGAATGGGCTTAGGTCCGCTCCGGCTGCCCGTGTATTTCACCCCAACTACAGACCCATTTAATCGGAAGCAACAATGAATGTTAGCGTAGACGTCTCAAACCTTGTCAACGGGGTCAGCCGACAGGTTGATCTGTTGCGCTTCCCTGGTCAGGTGGAGGAGCAACTCAACGCCGTCTCGTCTCTTTCCAAGGGCGTCCTCAAGCGTCCTCCTTTTGCCCTCTCCGGTGTTCTACACGCGCTGATTGGAGCTGATAGCTCGTCGTTCATTCACCGCATTAATCGGGGTGATGGTGAGTTTTATGTTGTCGTGATAACAAAGGACAAGCTATATACGCTTGACCTCGAGGGGAACACGACGTCGCACGATCTACCCCAATACCTCCGGGCTGACAACCCACGTGAAGACCTCCGTGCCCTTACTGTTGCTGACACCACGTTCATTGTGAATACCAAGGTTGAGGTGCGGATGTCAGGCGAACGCTCACCAAAGCGCAGCCCCGAGGCCCTGCTGTTTATTAAGCGCATCAACCATGACGCCTCGTATACCATCCGGGTTTACAACGAAGGTAGCACACTTCCTGACTACATTTTCAAGCTAAACAATATCAAGATTGATCCTAACGGTGAGTATCAACCGACAGACATCTATACGCCCAATCAAGGCGATGTCGCCGGGCGTCTTATTCAGTTGATGGGGCAGGGGGGCTTTGGCAGCGAATACAGCTACCACCAGAAAGGCCCGCTTATCTATTTCCGCCGATGGGACGGAGGAGACTTCCGGGTGGAGTTCGAATCTACCCTGGAAGGGGCCGTGAAGGCATTCAAGGGCGAAACACAGTCTGCCACCGAGCTGCCCAAGGACGGCTTCGACGGCTTCCTTGTGAAGGTCGCTGGCCTCCCTGACGAAGACCGGGATGACTACTATATGCAGTTTGACGGCCCAACCCCCGACTGGTGGGGAGAGGGTGTGTGGCGAGAGACTGTCAAGCCCGACGTCGAGGTGGCTCTTGACGCTAACACAATGCCCCACGTCCTGGTCAGCCAGTCTCCCGGTGTGGGTGGCTTCGTGCTGAAGGCCTATGAATGGGCCAAGAGAATCGCCGGTGATGACAACACAAACCCCAAGCCCTCCTTTGTCGGCAAGCGTATTGCCGCAATGGCTTGGCACAGGAATCGCCTTTGCCTGGTCCACGGCGATCTTGTATCGCTGTCTGATGTCAACGATCCGGGCAATTTCTGGAGGACTACAGTAAGCCAGCTTCTCGATACCGATCCGTTCGATGTCACCAGCTCTCGACAGCGGGTGACCGAGGTTTTTGCTGCCCTGCCCTATCAGCGGGAGCTTGTGCTTTTCGGTGAGCAGGCACAAATGATCCTCACGGGCGGCGAGGTGTTGACGGCCCGGACGGCAACCGTTGTGGAGGCAAGCGCCTACCCCTGCACCGCAAGGGTTCTCCCGGTGTCTTCTGGGGATTCTATGTATTTCGTGTATGAGCAGGATGCTGGCTCTGGTGTCTACGAATACTTCCCCACCGGTCAGGCAAACAACCTGAAGGCATTCGATATTGCCAGCCATGTTCGGGGATACATCGACAGGATCACCCGAATTGAAGCCAGCGATAGCGATCGGTTCCTCTTCTGCCTGTCCGATAGTGATCCCGGCTCGATCTTCGTTTACCAGTGGTATAACACGACAAACGAGCGGGTTCAGTCGGCTTGGCACAAGTGGACGTTGAATGCTCAGGTGTTGGACTTGTGGGTGTTCCGTGGTGTGGCCTATGCCCTTGCCTTGAAATCCGGTAAGGTCGTGCTCCTCAAGCTTTCCCTTGACGACGCCTATGAGGGGGAACGTTTGGATTTCGCCTTCGATCAAACGCAGTGCGCGGTTGTCTACGATGAGGCCAAGGACATTACGGCGATCTCACCGCCTGTCCCCCTGGACAACCCGGTGCTGGTTCTTGAGGATGGAACCGAGGTCGTTCCGGATGTCATCCCGGAGACTGGTCACTGGCACTTCGATGGCCCTCTCGTGTCTCAGCGTGAGTTTATTGCGGGGGAGGAATACAAGTGCAGTCTAACACTAACCCGCCCCATCCTGAAGGAGGAGGCAAAGGGAAGTAAAGCCGACCTTTCCCCGTTCATCGTTCGGAGCATGATTCT